TACAGCCATAGTCACCATCACTTTCACAATCTGTAACCCCAAAATCCTCAACATCCGCTGGGACATTATTTACAACAAATGTAGATGTTCTACATGGTAAACTGTCATAGGTTCTTATTCGTAATTTCATCTTTTATACCTCACTATACTATTGCATATTGATTTAATCTCCCTCAATTCAAGCGGAGGAGTACACGCCTCTTTATTGACGTGTACTAACTCCTTATATATCTGTGCTTTAGAGTACCCAATGTTATGCATCGCTCCGGCTACTGAAGTCAAACATATGTTCCTACCGCCAATTTGTATCTTCGGGTAAGTAGGTCTTAGCTTTATTCTTCTATTCACATAAGGATTATCCCATATCGGTGTATACAGCTTGAAGTTTTTAGCTTTGCCATTACTATCTCTATATTCATCGAAGTATTTGTCAAGAATATAATCAATAGCCTGTTGGTTCTCAATGATATCCTCATATATGAAAGTATCGCCTGTTGTGATAAAGTATCTTGCTTCTTGATATATTTCTACACCCTTTAGATTATTCTTACCCATGAAAGGTAAGATACCTTTAACCAAAATATGGAAACCTCTACCGCTTCTTGACTTTTCAGTATAGCTCTCACACTTGCCGATAATGTCCGAACTAATATCACTAAGTAATCCATCCTCAAATCCAGCATCAATATCAATACCGACTATATTGTTATTGTTAAATACAAAACCTATATTGCTAACATAGCCCTGGTCAATACGACTTACCGCCGTATCGAAATCAGACCATGTTGTATTATTCGTTGAAGATGCTTGGAATCCTGTATTGGGATTTATAGGTACCTTACTGTCAGATCTAATACATACCCACTGTGGTAATGCTCTAAGTTCATTCGGGATTTTTTCAAACATATGCTTACCCCTCTCACTTTTAAATAAGTCCTCTCTCCCTTGCTATCCTCTTTTCGACCGCTCTGAGTAACTTCCACATATCGGACTCACTCATATTATTTTCTGCTGCTAATCGGATTACATTATCCCTAGATGCATCTTTATACAATTCACATATCAAGTCCTTTGTGTAGACCGACATACTGGATAAAGCATCGTTACATGCATTCCAGTTCAATTCATCTACTTTAGTGTTGAATATTGGGTCGGGATACCTGATATAGAAACTCATACAATGCTGTATGTAATCCGATAAATACGATTTAGCCATCGACTTTATCCTCTTTATCTTCTTTATCCTTGAAGTCCAATTCATTATTGATTGTGCCATCGAAATACCAGTTACCATCTACACATATAGGATAATCCTGGATATCGGAGAGTGTAACCTCTCCATTATCCACAATCCCCTTTGCCCCAGCTTCGTCCATAGTATTTGCTACCAAATCTTTACCGGCTCTCAATAAGAACTTTACTTTACCTGACTCATTTACCTTTAATTTATATGTCATATATCCTCTTTGTCCTCTCAATCTTCTCTTTCTTTATCTCCTGTATCTCTTTGCTGCAGCCCAGTAGATAAATTAGCTGCTCAAGTACCAAACTTACATCTGCCATCTCTTCGACAATGTTGGATGTCTTCCCCCTGTTTTGCTTACAGAAAGCCTGTGTGAGTTCCGCCATTTCCTCTATCATCTGATTTATCTGTGTCTTAACACCGAAGTATTCGGCAAGCCTATACTTTTCATCACTCTGCGTAAGCTTTAGCAATGCACGGTCATACCACTTGGCTTTATCTAAATCTTCGTTGCCGTTCTTTAGTTCATGCCTGTATCTATACTTGTAAGCATTAAGTTCGCAAAAGGCTCTTACTTTTTCTACTCCGAACTTCTCAAGCATTTCATCAATACACTCTTTTCGACCGGGTATATTGTAATGTTCCGGGTGATTTATCTCAGACATAATCCCTCCTTATCCTAATAAAGCATCTATATCAAGACCACCTGACTCATTTTCCTTAGCCTTAGTTACCTGACCTCCTTGACTACCCTGATTAGTACTATCTGAACCCAATTCCATAGCCTTGGCAACAGGCTCCGTATCAAATCCATCTACTGACCACTTATCGCCCAGATTTACAAATGTAACCTCCTTAGTTGGGTCTTTGGTACTCTGAGTCTTAACATGTACCACATTTGCACCGATGTAATGATTTATCAGTTCTGCAGGGTCTATGTCCTCGATGTCAAAATCATTAAGTGCAGTCTTTGCAAAATATGAGAATGCATTCAATGCCTTTTCGTTGTATTCGCCGTTCTGGTCTAATATGTTGTATCTCTCAATCATAGTTGAACCGTTTGCTGTAACCATTTTAATTTCAATCTTCCCAAAATCCTCGTCATAGTGGGCATCATATATACGGAAAATATGTGCCCCTTCCGGTATAATTACAAATCCGTTTGTCATAGGTATTCTTGCCATTTTATTCATCCTCCATCTTTCCAAATAACTTATCTCTCATTTTTTGTGCAAAATCCAACATAATTGTTGAAGTTAAAAGTCTCACCCGGATAGGTGCTTCAGTCCTATTTATTATTGAGTCCAGCACTTCGGTAGTAACCGCATCGTAATATTCAATATCTATAGATACATTGTTCAACATATTATTTCTCCTTATTTACATACCATCCTGTATGTCTCTGTTTTCTTTGTATACTTATCTAGTAGCCCATCTGCTGTTAATGCGTCCTTATCAATACTTGTACTTTCAGTTTTAGATACTGTCCAAACATATGTGCCACCTTTGATTTCCACCTTCTTATCGCCATCACGGAACTTAGATAACGCATGCTCTTTGATAGTATCATTGAGTACTTTCAATTTCTTCTCCTTATCGGATATTTGATTCTCAACCTCATCTATCTCAGCTTTCAATGTTTCCGCTTCCTTGATTACATCCTGTATATCGGTTGTAGATACACTGTTTGTCCTTAACGCCTTTAATATTTCGGCGTCCTTATCTTCATCAAATACAGGTGAAATACCCGTATCAACATGCTCAGTCCACCACTTCTCTACCTGTGCAACCATATCTGCAAAGTTTTGATATCTCTCCGATACTTTAAACTCCTTAGTTACGGTATTACTCACATTCGGGACATAATCTTCGGGATTGTCATAATCCTTTTCACTAAGGAATGACGCGACCATTATCACATTGTCTACCCCGTACAGATATGCGTATAATGCAGCCTGTAACGCGTAGTATTCGGGTACATCATCTTCCCAATCTTCTACACGCTTTGTGGTTTTCATCTCCAATACGGCTTCTACTTCCCCGTCTTCACCTTTCAGTAGATAATCCCACATTCCACCAAGGTGTTTCTGTCTTGGGAAAAAGTCACCATAAGTTTTACTGAAATAATCTTTCCCCCATACATCAGACGGTCTTATGATATCCATACCATATGAGTTTTCCATATATTCAGCTTGTTTAGGCTCAATGGTCTTACCAGCTATTGTGTATACAGTATCCTCAAATGGTTTCTCATATGTCTTTGTAATTGCACACCACATTTCAAATGCAGTGCTCCAAGGATTTAAACCCAGTATGGTTGCAAATCTTGTACCTGTTATCTTTTTACATTTCTTGGGTGGTGTAATTTTTACTCTATTACCGTCAAGCCATTCCATTACAAATTCCTCACTTCATCTAAATATATGGTGACTGAATTATCTACCTTACCTATACCACTGTACTCACATAAGGCATCCAGCATCTCATCACAATCACCTATAGGTAGACTCACTCTAAACAATAATTCATCATTATTACTTAATTTAGCTAATATATTTTTCAACTCACCTACTGTCATGCCACTTCTCCTAATAGTCCTGTAATCTTCTGTATCAACTTCTCGCAATCGGACTTTGAGATGTCTGTAAAACTCTTAGTCTGGATTGCAATTTTCCCTATTATTTCCTCCTTACTTGGGTCAGCTTCCTTTAGCTTTTTGAGTACCGCCTTCAAGCTTTTTATCTGCAATTCCGATGCCTGGTCTTTAGTACCTGTCAACTTGTCTTTTATTGCTCCCCTCTGAGTAGGTGTGGCAGGTACAGTTG